AAAAGTACCAGTTCCTAGTGTTTTAACTTCTATTGCTGCTCCAGTTCCATCTCCACTGACAAAAACTGTTGGATTAATATATCCCGAGCCTCCAGAAATTAAGTCAACGGCAGTTATACTACCATTATTTATAAAGTTTATTCCGCTTTTAAATGTTCCATCAATATTTCTAATATTTATTTCATAGCTTTTAAAAAATGGATCTCTTAAAGCTTCTGTTCCTAGAATTTGATTTCCTCTAGGATGAATTAAATTCCAAGAAACTCTTAAATCTGGATTGTCAAATTGACCGCTTGTTGAATAAACGCCAGTTGATACGTTGTCGCCTAGTTCAGAACTATAATAGCCAGATGCAGACTCAGTTGTGCTATCATTAAAAATACACCTAGAAGAAAAATTATTGTCAACTCTTAGTCCAGTTATTGACCAAGTTTTACCACTAACTACCTTATAATTCGTAGGATCTATATTTAAGTTTACTTCTGGCATTATTTTTTATAGTTACACTTTAAAAGTTTACATTATTATTAATCATCATCTTCTCCGTCTTCTCCATCTCCAGCAACTAGCAATGAGCTTGAAATTACTCCACCTCTATCTATAACAACTTTAGTGCTTAGAATTTTACCTTGAAAATCCTTTAAGTTAAATGTAATTGTTGTTAATTTTTCAGTAGTCATTTTATGATAATCTACTGGGAACGCTCTCTGAGTTATTGTTTTATTATATTTTACCAATCTACCATTAACATTTGATTGCAAACTTAACGTTACAATAAGATTGTCGGTATCTTCTAAACTGTCTAAAGTTTCTTGATTTAGACTTATAATTATAGTCTTGTCAGATTGTTTTTCGTCTGCCGAATTAGAAGAAATAACTGATAAATTAAAGTCTGTAACTTCATTTGGTTTATTTGAGTCAGAGCTAACTCCTTTGTATCTCACTTTATCTAATTTTAGGTCATTTTCTACTGCATCAAATTTACTTTCATTGTATTCTAAACAAAGAATGTCATACTCAACTGGGCTAACTTCTTCGACATTCATCACTCTATACAAAACTTCTTTTATTTTTAAAGCTTTATCTGAATTTTGCAGTATCCATATCGCTCCAACCTTAATTTTACCTATGTCAGTTGCTGGATCTCCTCCAATATTTTCCAATGTTAAAATATTATTTTTTGGTGGAACTGACGTATCTTTCTCAATAGCAGAAATTCTAAACTCTTTTAGCTGTGGAGCTCTTTGTTGAGATAGTCTATCATCAGTCACTCCTTCTTTTTCACTTACTGATTGATCTAAACTTTCTTCTGTTTCAAAAGGTTTTGGAAGTGCTATAGTGATTTTTTGTCCAATAACATCTTCTTGGATATCATAATCTAATGTAATTTTTTTAGTTATTCCATCAATTTTAGTGACTCGTCCGCCATACCTTTTATTAACTTTATTTTTATCTATAATCTTTACTACATCTCCTGGTCTTAGATAACTTGCTTCTTTTCCTGCAGAAAATTTTACACTTTCAGTTTCTATTTGCGATGAGAATAAAAACCATTGACCAAGCCTACGAGCTTGACCTCTGGAAATACAACCAAATGCAACTAATTCTTTTTCAATGAGTCCATATTTTATAATACCCTCTGGATCCTCAACATACTCAACTTTTGGCCTAAAATTTTCATATTTATCAACATACCTAACTAATGCAGTAGTAAATCTATTGGTTTTAGGTGATCCAGTGTACCTAAAAGATCCATCTTTAATATTTGCATTGGTAAAATTCATAACGGGTAGTCGCTTTTTATCAAATGAAGCAAAAACTTTACCACCAACTATATAGGTTAGTCCCCTGAAAACAGAAGCTAAATCGTTTAAAACCTTAAAAGCGTCAACAGCAGTAGTAAGATATAAATTACAAGTAAATCTTGGCTCTAAAACATCAAATTCTTTTTTAAACTCTGCGCTACAAAAACCAGATGTAGAAGTATCATTAATTTTTTTGTTTACGTCAAACTCTTGCTTAACAGCATCTGTTTCTGCGGTTTCTTTATTGTAAATATAGTCAAGAACAAGTTGATTACTAGTTTTTAAGTTAGATGTACCCTCTTTATTCAAAGATTTTGTGATTAAATTTGACTGTAAAACAGGATTTAGAAGAAAAGCTTCTTCAGCAGATACCACTCTCTGCAAAGCAATAACGGCAGATCCTGCAGTTTTGGTACTTGCTTTGTATGACAAAAGTTTATCTTCAGTTAATGCTGCTGCATCTTTAGTGCTTCCGCTATCGTCAGTTAAATATCTAATCCTTCTGTGGACTGGCTGCGCTTTATCATCTAAGTTGTACAAGGCTATTGTTGCATTATCTGGAAATTCTTCCGTAAATTCATCTTGATTTTGAAATCCATTAATTTTTATAAATTCGCCACCAGCAACAACGGTAAAAGCATTTCCACCTTCTATTACTTCAAATTCTCTATGTCCGTGTTTTGGAGAAAATCCAGTTGGGACAAGCTCATCACAATGTTTTGCTAATTCAAATAGATTCCATTTATTTACAAAATCCGAAGATACTCCATACTTTCCTAGTCCATATCTTTTATTAGTGATTATGTCATAAAATATCCAAGCTGGATTATCTGTCCACTGTAAATGAGCGTTGTCTTCATTTTCATTATAATCAAAAAGCTCTGCACCAGTTATTATTGACGGGTTATGATCTTGAATAAATGTAGAATTATTGGGTTGTCCATCGCCTGTTAGTAAAAATACAGTTTCTACTTCATTATCTATTAAATCAGTTACTATTGTTGGATTGGATCCAGTTCCACCACCAGCGTGAGTTACAGAATTAAAGTTGCTATCATATTTACATTTTCTAATTACATGAATATGATCTAAAAATCCATTAAAAGAGGTATGCACTGCAGTGCTTGCATTAACATAAGTTATTGATCTATCGTTTCCAATATTTACCAAGCCTGTCCCTTTTACATTGCCAGACTCTTTTTCTGCCTGAGTTTCACTTCTGAAAACAAAACCCCTCACATCTCCAGGATAAGTTTGTTTTGGACCACTTGTAACATCAACTCCATCAACGAAAATTTTAAAAGTAGATCCTTGCCTAGTAATTGCTACATGATGAAATGCATCATCTGCAATATTAGTTGTTGATTTAATAGAAACTTTCTCTTCAACCTGATCATTACCAGTTAAATTAATTTTCTCATGAGATTTAGCTACACCAATTCCCCAACCATTTCCCATATTTTCTGCTTCCCAATAACCTTGAGCAACAAAATATCTAAAAATTATTTGACCTTCTTCTTTTCCATTTGCAGTGCCAACTTGAACGAACCAGTTTCCAGCTAATGGCAGACTAAAATCATCTTCACTAGAATGACCAACTTTCCTTTTTGTTTCAAATTCTTGAGGGTGTACAACTCCTAATTCTCCGTCACTTCTATTAAATCCAGTTGCAGGCGGATTGCCTTCACCACTTGAAATTATAGTTTTATAAATTCCCTCGACACCAGAGGTTGTATGAGAACTACCACTTGTTGTATAAATTGTTTTTACTTGTGCCGCAGAGACTTTTATATAAAATTCTATTGTAAAATCTGAAAATCCAAAATCTCCAATTCTCATATTTATATTTGGTCCACCGTCTTTATTTAATGGAACAAAATTTTCTGGTCTTTTAATTGAAATTCGCTTTGCATAGTCTGCTGTTATCCCTAGACCGTTTGAGCTGTCAAAAAATATACTTCCACTACCATATTTTTTTGTGCTTGTGTTAATTTTTACTCTAGCACTGTTATCTCCTCCTTCGGCAGTTATTGTAGTATAATTTTCTGGGCTTGTTTTGCCCCTGATAATTGTATCAAACTCTTGTTTTGGATCTATTCTATTTGTTAAAGTTTTAAATCGCCCATTCCAATTTCCAACATATTCTTTTGTATCAGGTAAATAATTTGCAGGAACTTTAACTTTTAAAAGTTTTAAGTCAAATTTTCTAGTAGGTATTTGTTGAAAAGATCTAGCGTCTAAAGTTGTACCAATTAAAGCGCAATTTGGATAAGATAATCTATGAGGAATAATTTCCGTAATAGAATGTAAGCTAGCTTCAACTTGAGAGCTGCTACTTTGATATCCTAAATCTGGCTCTAACCTAAAAACTTTAACTATTCTGTTAACATTATTTGGATTAGGAGGTAAATGAATAATATTTTCAAATACATAATCAGATGTTGCAATACCTTTTATAACTTTTACAAAATATCCACCAGTATCATTAAACACAAGCTCTCCCTTTTTATAACCTAAATCTCTTGGCACAGGCTCATTGACTTCGTATAACGGAGGGTTTTCTAGGTCTACAACTCCTGTCTCATTACCGACATATATTAAAAAGCTTAGTTCAGTTGGTACCTGCTTACTAGATCTTTTGCCAGTTTTTAATTTTGATAAAACATGTACAGTAATGTTTATATTAACAATTTCAACCAAAGGATTAACAATAGTATGAGATACTTGAAATAAATTTTTTTCTTGATTTTTAAATATTTTATGAATTACTGACTTATTTTTTATTGTATATTTATGCCATTGTCCCTCATTTGAAGTTAATAGCTCTTTAGGTAAAGTTCCCTTACCTCGAACACTTACAGTAACCGCCTCTTTTGGTCCCCCGTCTCCCATAAAATTTGCAGGAATAAGTCTAACATTTTTTTGTGTAGTTTGTGCTGCAAACTCATAAGTATCTGGTAAAGGATCTTGAACTTCCAAACCTTCTCTGTAATCTAAATCAAATATTTTAAAATTGTAAGCTCCTGAGTCAGGATTAAAAACTTTTACTTCATCTAAAAACACAGACTGCAAAAATGGAAAATTTTCTTTTCTATTTGGTTTAAAAAACCTTAAAGTATTTCCATCTTTATCAGAAAAACCTTCTATTGGTCCTTCTGATATTAAATCGATAACCTTCATAACGCTTGCTGACTCTAAAACCTCAACATCTTTATCTAACTCACTATCTAAATCTTTTGAAATAGGCGGAGTAAATGCAAGGCGAGCACTCGCTTTCTTTTCTTCATAAGAAACGTATCTAAAATTTTTGTTATTTGATTTTGATTGCATTATTATTAATCCCGCTGAAAGTCATCATCATCATCATAATCTTGTATCTTGCCTTTATAACCTTCAAAATCATAAAGCTGTTGAAATCTTAACGACGCAGAAATAACTGCAGATCCAACTCTTAATCTGCCATATCCTAATGGTATTGGTATGCCTTGGGCCACTGTGTTAACTGGGCCAGAAAATAAATATGATCTTGTTTGTTTTTGTTCTTGTGGTTTTGGAGGTTTAAAAAGAGCCTGCATAATTAAACCTGTAGCTACTGCAGTAACTATCGCTGTCACAATTGTTATTAACTCACTACCAGCAATTTGCGGCATTATATGAATATTTTCTGCTGTACTAGGAAGAGCAGACTCAAGTTCAGATTGATTTTTAAGTTTTTCTTGATCAACAGTAAAAGTATAGTGGCCAAACTTTTCTTGATTTTCATTAAGGAATTTTGTTAGTTTACCCGTGTTAGCTTCAATTGCCCATAAAGCTTCTTGAACAGAATCTACCTCAAGCTGCCAATGCTTTCCTAAAGTTGATCCTAATTCTCCATGTAGGTATATATTTCTCATCCTTAAACCTTAATACTATATACACGAAATATGCCGATATATAGAATGAATTCTGTCAAAATATTCATTATTAAGATATGTTTTTCTAGATAAAAATTTATCTTCATGGTGAATAAATTGATTATCACCACAATAAACTCCAAAATGAGAAAAATATCCATCTACCTGAAACAATATTAGGTCGTGTTTTTTTAAATTGTCTGTGTCTTTATTTTTTTTAAATTTATTTATTTTCAAGAAGTCTTTGACTATATTAATGGTATTTTTACTATAAATCTCACCATCTTTTGTTAATGCAAAATTTAATTCAAAATAATTTAAAATTTTATTAAAAATATAATAGTCAACAACAAATCTAAAACAATTTCTTATATCTGGAACATAATCTCTTTCTTCCAATTTTGGTATGTTATAATTTTTTGGAAAATAAAGATAAAAATTTTCTGTTTTAACGCTATAAATATAAAAAGGTAATTCCCAATTTTCTGAAGAAATCTTGTCAAATTCAGATGGATCGGCATCAAAATTTATATGAGAATGATAAATAGATAATACTTCGATATCTTTACTTTTTTCTATAAAACATTGTGGTGATATTTCAAAATAATTTTCTTTTTGTGCGTGAGTATTTTCACAAGGAATTACTTGTATTTCTTTTAAATTATTTAAACCAATTATTCCGCAACATTCGTTATTTTTTTCATATTCTGCATGAGTTTTTATAAGTTTTTGTATAAAATTATACATATCCAAATTTATCTGTACCAGGAAATCCGCCAAATGGAAGCCCTCCTCCGCAATCTTTAAATCTTAATGCGCACCCAGATAAAGTTTTACTGCATTGATCTTGAACCCAATTTGATTTATCTCGACGTGGATCACTACCTGATATGTTAAAATGAGTAAATGACTCTCCAAAAATTTCTGATACAGCTTGTCCAGTTGGTTTTGCTACGAAAAATAGCTTTATATTATCATCAACTTTCTGTGAATCTGGATCAGAAGTTAAAATACTTTCAATAGATACAACATCACCACTTAAATATATGCCAGTATTTCTATACTCACCAGAATTATGAAAGATTTCGGGATTTGCATTACCGTCTAAATCTAACTCATTCCAAGAAACATTAACTGCTGTTGAAAATCCATGTCCGCCTTTGACGGTTGAACTATGAAATATTTTATCTTTTCCATCAGCAATTGGTATTCCTCTTGCTTGATCTGAATTTGGATTAGTAAATCTTTCTTGAAGGTGAGCGGAGCTATTACCATAATTACATCCATATCCTCTATAAACCCATGTACAATAATTACTAATAACTTGTCTACTTGGTATTTTTACAGTATCCATTTCTAGTATAGAAACCAATTCAAATTCTACAACATTTTTATCTTCTAATACTTTTTGATTTATAATAAATTTATCATCTGGAAATCTTGCGCTTATGTCTGGATTTCCAAATGGATTTTTATTATCAAAAAAGTTATCTGCATCTAAATACTTTAAAAATATTCTTTTTCTAACGAAATGTAGTCCAACAAAGTCATCTCTACCATTTATTTGATCAGAAATAAAACCATCTACATTTGCAATTCTTAATGTAGGCCGAGGCAAAGTTCCATCACCTTTAATTTCCACAGATTCAATTTCAACAGGTATTGATTTATAAATCTTACCATTATGAATTAAATCTCCAGAATGAACTTTTCCAGAATGAAATCTATAGATACCTGCACCATACTTTTGAGCATTCACTTCAAAAAGCTCAATAATTGTAGTTGCTTGTAAATCATGCAACTGCTCTTGCAGATTGTAAGTCGTAACTCCAGTTTGTAATTTTGGAATTATTATTTCAGTTCTTCTATCTTGTATTGACATTTTATTAACCAGTTGAATCAGATGTAAATTTATTTCTTATCGTGACAAATCCAGCGTAACTAGGATTGCTACCTCTTAGTCCAAAATCTGCTATCTTAACTTTTTTATCCGCAGGCCTTTCTGCGCTTATAATTTTTAATCTATAGTATCTAAAAGCTGTAGAATTATCTATTTCATAAGCTCTTATTAACCCAGGAATGGAAACATAATCTTTTGTATCTGCATCTGATCCAACATTTAGTGGTACTGGACCTGATTGTACAGGCACATCATTTTCTACTTTATGTAAAATTGTATATTTTGAATCCTCAAACGCTTCTCCTCCTACGCCATGACCCTCAGCGCCTGCAGACTGAGTATTTGTAGCCTGCAGTTCCCAAGATGTTGGAGCGTAAACTCCGCCAAACAATGCGGTTGCATTTGAATTATCTTGATAATGTTTCATATCTGCTCCAGCACTTGTTATTGTATAACTTGAAACAATCTTTTTAATATCTCCATCAGCATTTTTTCCAAAATCATGAACAAGGTAATAAGGAAAAGTATCACTTTCAAATAATACATAATCTGACTCATTGCCTGCGCTAGAAGGATGTATTTCTTGATTAAAAGCTTTCCATGCTGGATAAGAAGCGTTTGTAGCAATTACATATCTAGATTTATCAGATCCATCATTTTTAATGCCGCTCATATAACCAAGTATTCTATCATCCTCAGCTTCTTTTACTGTTGCGTCGCCACTATTTCTAGCAGTTAAATATCCTCCAATTCCTATTTTATTTCTATATAATTCTGAGCTTTTTGCATTGGTTTCGCTTCTATGCCCACCAGCGATACCAATTCCACTAGCAGGAATTTCTGTATCAGATAAAAATCTAATATTACATCCATTTGTTTCAATGCATAATCCGCCACTTCCACCGTATCCATAATTTCTTGGTTCAGCTTTATTATCTACACCTCCAAGCTGGCCAACATATCTGTTTCTATCATCTTGCTGAGGATGCTCTCCGTTACCTCCATCCATTCCGTATCCGCCGCCAAAACCTCCTTGGCCTCCAGCATTTCTTTCTGCCTCGTTTCTATTTTTATTGCCTGGGTCATTTGGAGCGTCAAATGTCAGAGTATTGTGGGAAGTTACTGTAAATATACCTCTTGTGATATT